TGTATAGACAGTGCAGAAGATTTAAGAACCATGCAGGAAGGCGAAATAGATTCGCACGCGACAGCAGAGGGAGTAGATATTCTGAAACTTGTTGTTGATGATAACGATCAGCAGCAGACGATATTAAATTATTTAGAAGATTTTGATGATGACGAATACATCGTATTTGTTCCAACAAAAAACTTGCTTGTAGAAAAAGTAAGACATGTTGCAGTAGCGAAACTTGTTAATAAATGCAAGGATATAGAAGCAGACTATTGCAGAATCCGCAGGATCTCATCAAACCAAAAACTAAGAAATGCGTCCACCGAGCATGTAGATAGTAGTGATATTTTCTATCTCTGCCCTCATATAATCAAAGTTTCGGCTTTGAGAACAGTTGTTTCAAGAGTAGCAAGTGGCTCAATGTTCTGGTGCTCCTTAGAGACAAAAGACTTGAAGGGGATCTATTATTTTGATGAAAAAGAAAATGTATCAACAATGAGTTCATTTTCATATTATGTACCTCATATTTTTCATTCACAAATGGAAATAGTTAATAATGATGGAAAATGGTCATCTTCTCTGATGGATTTTAATAAAAAAATACTAGAAGCAAAAATTACAGAGTATAATTTAGATGTAGCAGATAGAGGAGTTGACAACTACAGAACTATTGATAGGTGTTGTGGAAAATGATTTGGGTAAACTTTGCAAAGAAATATCTTGCTGCTTTTGCGGCAAAAGACTTAGATCAACTTGACCAATTATATGCTGATGATGTAGTATTGAGTGATTGGTTAGCAACAACCAAGGGTAAAGAGCAAGTTCTAATAGCAAACAAGCATCTATTTAATAATTGTGATTTAATAAGTATTCACATACAGAATGTTGCTTATAATAACAAAACTATTTTTGTAAATTTTGACATGATATTAATTGCTGGGAAAGAAAAGATTGATCTATCGGTGGTTGATATTATCGAAATTAATGACATAGGAAAAATAAAAACAATTACAGCCTTTAAAAAATAGGAGAAAATAAATGGCAGTTACTTTGAATGATATGGCAGAAGCCTATATCGAAACAGTTAAAGGGCAGTTGCAGCAAGCACAAGCACAGGTGCAGCAAGCACAGGCGGTGGTTACTCAACTTGAAGCTCACCTAGCTGAGTGTATTGACCAAGTTTCAGCACCCGCTGAAGCTGCTCCAGAGCCAGAGTCCACGACTACCAAGGAAACTATTCCAGTAAATCCTTTCCAAAGTGTGACTCAGGGATAAAAAGCGTAGTATAATTAATTACAGGACAAGCGTTTAACATTACTTTTTTAGTGAGGACTTTTAGATGAAAACTGTTGAATCTGTTAATTGGGGACTTTTGCTAGAAACTGACCGGCAAACCGCTGTAATGTTTTCTAATTGGGCAACTGGAACCCTAACTACACGCGAAGTTGCTAATAGATTGGCACATTCCGAGTTTGCTGGCGAATTTCGTCGCCTAGTACGCAACAACGGAACAACTTATGCAAGGCGACTTGCTCGTAAGGCTTTGCGTTATCGTGGTTTTAATGTTTGAATAATTTTGGAGAAATAAGAATATGAGTGATCTTAATAAGGTTATTGTGTCGGGTAGAGTTACTAGAGATACCGAACTTCGCTATACCCCAAATGGAAACGCAGTTTGCGATGTTGGACTTTGCACAAACCGTCAGTGGAGCAAAGATGGTCAACGTCAAGAAGAGCCGACCTTTTTGGATATTACTCTTTGGGGCAAGCAAGCAGAAGCACTTTCTCAGTATTTGACAAAGGGAACTTTTGTCATGGTTGAAGGAAGACTCAACTTGGATAGTTGGGAATCTGATGAGGGTGTCAAGCGTAGCAAGCTCAAAGTGGTTGCTGAAAAAGTAAATCTAGGACCACGCTCAAGCGGCGGTGGTGGTGGCAGTCAACAGTCACGCAGCAATCAGACAGAAGAAATTGAGGATGGAGTTCCTTTCTAATAAATACGATGCTGATGTTCAATTAGCATTTCCTAAAAAAAGGGCCGGTGGTGGTAACACTGTCGGTCTTTTTTTATGGTGTATATAGAAGTATTGAGACAATCTTATCGTAACTTATAAGAAAGTTTAACACATGGATTACAAATACTCGAATATTTACAAGACAGTAAACAAAGATAGATACCGTTCCGCCAACCCATTTTACTACCATATAAGAACTGAGTCCCCTCGGAAGGACTACCTGTTCACAGAGAAGGATCTAAAAAGTGCCGCAAATAGAGCTTATTCAAACGTGGAAGATCTACCTTTGGCTAAATTTTCAAACGGCAGTCGTTGTTTTTTGGGGTTTATGATGGGTTGTCTTTCTTCTATTCTTGTTTTTTTACTTATAGAGACTTGCTTTTATTTAGCTAATAAATGACCGGAGAATAAAAATGCCTTTGAAAAAGTGTGCTGACAACGATAAATCAGGCTGGAAGTGGGGAGATGAGGGAAAATGTTATGTTGGGCCGGATGGTAAGAAAAAAGCCATCAAGCAAGGAATTGCTATTGAAGGGCCACAAAAGTTTACCGAAATGGCAAAATTGCATGAGTTCCCGCTCACAGATGGAGATATAGAATATGCTCTTGAGTGTGCATATAACCAATGCGACTTGAGCTTTAGTGAAGGCTCAATGATGTCATCTGCCCTATACTCTATTGACGGATGGACAGAGGAACTTACAGAAGAAAACTTCATCGTTCCGACAGATTATGTAGAAGCAGATTGTGAGTGTGAAGATGAGTGCGACTGTGAAGATGTCGATGCCGCTAGTCTCTGGGAGAACATTCGCAGAAAGAAAATGAGAGAAGGCGATAATTACAAGCCAGCTAAAAAGGGCGACAAAGATCGTCCCGATCCAGAAGCATGGAAAAGAGCACAATCTGAAGAAGTTCAGAAAGATGTATTTGATAATCCGGGTGAGGCCATGAAACGTGCAAAAGAGCTTGGTCTTGACGGTATTCACGATCATCCTAGCAAAAAAGAAGATGGCAAGACAGTTTTTATGCCCGGAAAAACTCATGATGCGTATGAGAAAGCACTTCGCGAAGAAATGAGCAAAGCATATGCAGATCACGCTGAAGCTCTACAAAGAGGAAAGCCCGGACCAAATGATCCTCGTAAGACTCCTGCACCAAAGAAAGATCAAAAGAAAGGTTCTAAAAAGAACAAGCCTGATAGTGCAAAAGATGATAAAGGCAAGATTACTTTTAGTAAAGAAACTGTTGCTAAATTAAGCAAAGCTGTAAGAGAACATAATGCAAAGGGCAAAGGGTCAAAAGCAACTCTTGGTCAACTCAAAGCTGTTTACAGAAGAGGTGCTGGTGCTTTCTCAACAAGTCATGCACCTAAGATGTCTCGCGATGGATGGGCTATGGCAAGAGTCAGAGCTTACTTGTACCTACTTAGAAATGGTAGACCAAGCAATCCAAATTACAAGCAAGACAATGACCTTCTTCCTAGTTCGCACCCTAGAAGCTCGAAGGCATCTGCTAAAACTTATACCTATAAAGACCCAAAGACAGGTGAGTTGTATTATTATGATAGACCGGGAATTTATAAAAAGAGCGGTCGAATCTTGGTAAAAGCAGAGGTCAAGCCTATTGTTAAGTGCAAAAAACCCGGAGAAGAACATACTTCTTTTGTAAAGAAAGATCAAGTTACAGCACCTCCTACTGTACCAACAAAAGCTGCTGAGTACAAGGGAAGAAAAGTAACATTAAATAAACCATTTAGAACTCCTAGTGGCCCTAAAAAGTTTGCTGTTTATACAAAGAACGAAAGCGGCAATGTTGTTATCGTTAGGTTTGGCGATCCAAATATGAAGATCAAGAAAAATATTCCTGAGCGTAGGAAAAGTTTCAGAGCCAGACACAATTGTGACAATCCCGGCCCAAAATGGAAGGCACGATATTGGAGTTGTCGTGCATGGTAGAGTATAATTGATATAGTATAGGACTAGCATCTCAGGACTCACTAAACTAAATTCGTAACGAGGGCGGTTCAATGAGAGAGTTCATGTTAGGTTTTTTCGTAGCGTCATCCTTGATGTTAGCTGCCTATATTGTTTGGGAAAATAAAAGGCACGTTCCTGTTGTAATTAAAGAGGTTCCAGTGCCAGTTAAGATGATGCCTCAAAGTATGGGGCCATTTACGGGCGATCCAGAAATTCAAACGTGGGATACATGATATGCAAAGAAGAGACTTTTTAAAGATTGGTGCTGGTACTTTTGTAGTTGGAAATGTTGAGGCTAGTTATGCTGATCCAGCAAACGTAGACGATACTGCTGTGTTGTTTGTCTTTCTCAATGGTGGTGCTTCACACATCGAGACTTTCAACCCTATTCCTCTTGCTCCTGCTGATAGAAGATCAGTTACAGGTGCAATAAAAACAAATGTTGCTGGCATCGAGCTTGGAGGTCTTTTTAAAGAACTTGCTAAACGAACAGATAAAATCGTTATCCCTAGAGCATTTGGTCATAGAGATCAAAACCATGCTAGTTCTGTTCACTGGGTTGTAACGGGTGAAGCAAACTTTGGTGCAGGAACAAGTTCCAAGTGGCCTAGTCATGGAAGTATGATGAGCAGATATCATGGGCCTAATACCAATGATGGACTACCTCATTATGTAAAAATCGGAGGATTTGCACATGACGATGCTGCTTGGCTTGGTGGTAAATACATGGGCTTTGATGCAACTAGAGAAGGTCGTAGAGACTTGCAACTTCTTGGATCAAGCGATGCGTTTAGAAAAAGATTGTTTGCATTAGATGTTATTGATAAACAGTTTAGTGCAAGGGATCAGCAATTAGCAAAAGATTGGTCGGCTCTTCGTGAGCAGTCTGTTGATATTATTCTCGGTAAAGCATCGGAAGCATTTAGAGTTGAGAATGATAAAGACTATGATTCTTTTAAAGAAAATTCTTTTGGCTCAGACGCACTTACTGCTATCAGGCTTTTAGAAGCTGGATCAAAGTTTGTAACTTTAAATCTTGGTGGTTGGGATATGCACACAAATATTGCAAATGGCCTTGGTAATCAACAGGTTGTCCTCGATACTTATCTTGCTAAGATTATGGATACATTGGAAGCAAGAGGTATGTACGAAAGAGTTATGCTTGTGGTTACTTCTGAGTTTGGAAGAACTCCAAAGGTAAATGCAAATCAGGGTCGCGATCACTTTGGAAAGCTCGCACCTCTAATGATTAGTTGTGGAAGCTATGATATGGGTAGAACCATTGGTCAATCAAATGCAACTGCTGACGATTACGAACCAGACGGTAGAACAACCCCAGAAGATTTAGCTTGGACTATTTTTGACCATTTAGGGATGAAGAAAAAAACGAGATATACGGCTACGGATGGTCGTCCTCATTATATTGTTAAGGAAGAATCGAAGAATATTTTAAAGGAGATATCATGATTAAAAACATGTTAAAAACATTGGTTGTAGTAGCTGTTCTAGCTTGTGCAACAGGAGCATCGGCTCAAAGTCCTTGGAAGGTTCAACAAAGATATCAAAGACAATGGCAACGCAATAATCCATCGAGAGTTACACCTCATCGTCATCCAGTGAGATGTCAATGCCCGAAGCATAGGGTGCAGCCATTTAGAGGGTTGAATCTTAGAGTCGGTAAATTTAATTTTCAAATTGGCCCTTCTCAGCCAAGATACTGTCCTCCTCCATTTTTTCAGCTTTTTAGGTAACTATAGATCAATTGTCAAGTATAATTGATTAACTAGTTCTTAGAAAGGAAAGCATGGAAATGGAATTAAAATCTTGTACCGGATGTAAACAATCATTTGAGTTTACAAAAGCAAACTTTTATAGCAACGGGTACGACAAGAACGGCAATCAAAAGCTAAAGTCAAAGTGTAAAAAATGCTATGACCAACATGCAAGTGATAGACTGACCGATATTATCACAGAATATTACGGCAAGTATGAGTGTACTGTTTGTGGTTATAACCGTTGCTTGGGTGCTATAGAATTTCACCACTTCAAAACAGGTGAAAAAGAGTTTGAGGTTAGCAAGATGAGTAGTTTCTCCAAGGAAAGGATTATCTTAGAACTTGAAAAATGCCTGATGCTATGTGCAAACTGCCATAGAGAAATTCATTCAGGCGTTCTATCAAAAGAAGAAGCATGTAAAAAGAATGTTACGGATGCAAAGCTGGACGAGGCTTCGATGCCTCCACCTCCACTCTTTAAAAGAATGATAGGTTGGTTTATCTAACACGGGGGTGAATTGGATTCGACAGGTTGTATGAAGTTTCATATCTCATGCCGAGGTTGGTCAGTTGGCCTCGTTAAAAGCTGACTAAATTTTTTAAGTGACGTAGAGAATTACGCACTCGCAGCTTAGTCTGCATGGGGAGTTGCTCGTCCTTATAACCCAAACGGGCGTTTTACTTACTTTACTTTAAATCCGAGTCATTGCACTCGAATCGAAGGGGGTGATACTAATGAATTTGTCGTGTATTAACATTTCAGGTTTCAAAAGTAGAAAGGCTCTATTCTGGTAAATAAGACGGGGTTCGGCAGTACCCTAGTAATCAAACTGCCATTTTGCCACTTTAGCTCAATTGGCAGAGCAGTTGATTTGTAATCAACAGGTTATGGGTTCGATTCCCATAGGTGGCTCTTGGAGGATTTACATGGATTTAAGATATTTTAATAAAAAAGAAGGATCAAAAATGCGAATAGGTATTGTATCAGGTTATTTTAACCCAATTCATACTGGACATTTGGATTACATCGAATCAGCAAAGAAAAAGTGCGATCAGTTGTGGGTCATCGTAAACAGCGACGAACAAGTAAAGGTAAAAGGCTCAACTCCATTTATGGATCAAGACTCTAGGCTTAGAATTGTTCAAGCATTGAAAGCTGTAGATTATGCAATTATTGCTGATGATTTAGATGGTACTGTATGTAAGACTCTTGAAAGAGTTTATACGAGCATCTCATTCCAAGCTCCATTTATTGACAGCATTGCATTTATGAACGGTGGAGACAGGAAAAGTGACATTCCAGAGCAAGGTATGTGTGACCAATTAGGAATAGATATGATTTTTAATGTCGGAGGAGAAAAGACAGAATCATCCAGCGACCTCATAAAAAATGTCTCAAACAACTAGAGTTTTGATAAACTAAAACCCATCTCATAGAGTATAATTGCCATAGAGAGATTAACAAATCCCTATGGCTTTTTTTATGGAGTGTCTGATGATTGAGCTTGGAATTGCTATCTGGTTTGCTTCCTATCTGATTGAAGAGGAACAATACATTGAAGAAAATTAATTTAAATGTACCGATCAATTCTCTAGGGTATGGGGTTGTCGGATACAACGTCTGGAAGGAACTCAGAGAAATTGCAGATGTAACTCTGTGGGCTATCCCCAATGAGCAATCAATTACTCCTCCTGCACAGGTAGGTGAAGATGTAATTAATAATATTCGAGAAGATATTGCAAAGCAAGACAATTTGCATGACGGGACATGCCTAAAGATATGGCACGAGAACCAGCTTTCTCACAGGATTGGGAAGGGGAAGTTTGTAGCGTTACCATTCTTTGAAGTTAGCAAGTTTAATCAAAGAAGATTGACACATTTAGCTTCTGCTGATGAAGTAATTGTAACCTCTGAATGGGCTAAAAGCGTACTGTTAAATCAAGGTGCTCCCAGTTCTCGTATTCATGTTGTACCATGCGGAGTTGACAGGAAGATATTTAACGAGTCAAACAACAAAGAAGCACACAAGTGCGTATTCTTTAATTGTGGCAAATGGGAAGTAAGAAAAGGTCATGATATACTTCATAAAGCATTTAAAGATGCGTTTGGCGACAATGGCGAAGTAGAATTGTGGATGATGACCCAGAACCCATTTCTAAACGATCAAGAAACAAATAGTTGGAGAAAGCTATACGGCAGACCCAATGTTAAAATGATTGATAGGGTTCAGTATCAGCACCAACTTGCAGAAATAATGGCACAAACCTACTGTGGTGTTTTTCCAGCAAGAGCAGAGGGCTGGAACCTAGAAGCACTTGAGATGATGGCTTGCGGAAAACAGGTAGTTATTACAAATTACTCTGCTCATACACAGTTTTGTAATAATGATAACTCAAAACTAATTAATATAGTAGAAGAAGAGCCAGCATATGACGGTAAGTGGTTCGTTGGAGACAATGGAGTTTGGGCATCTCTTGAAGGTGATGCTTATGATGAGTTGGTTGAACATTTGCGTCAAGTTTACGAGGAATGGAAAACTGACCGAAAAATAAATCAAGCTGGTATTGATACTAGCAAAGAACTTTCTTGGGAAAAATGTGCTAATAAAATTAACGAAATACTATAGGAGATTTATTATGGATGTAATTAATTATGATGACAGAAGTGATGAAACCCCATGCAAGGATTATCTTGCTAGACAAGCTATGTTAGAAAATGCATCAAAAAATACAATCAAAAATAATGTCGGCACTAAAACACTTATTGAGAACATCACCCAGTGGCATCATGATCGTAATCTCATTGAGGGGGCAACAGATAAAGACCAGTTCTGTAAACTCATGCAAGAAGCTGGTGAACTGTCTGATAGCATCTGCAAGGGGAAAGATGTATCTGATGATATTGGTGACATGATAGTTGTTCTAATCAATATTGCTGAAAGAAACGGTCTTAGTATTTCTTCGTGCTTGGCTAAGGCATGGGATGATATTAAAGACAGAAAAGGTAAAATGATTGATGGTGTCTTCGTAAAAGAGGCAGATCTGTAATGAACCGATTCGATCATAGATCTGAGGATACCTTTAAAAGAGACATTATGTTTGGCACACAGTTAGAAAAGTATTTTTTTACTAATTGGCTACATGTTGTCGAGTCTCTTCAGATTATGAAAGTCACAGAATATTCAAACAATGGATGTGACAATGATGGTCATTTTATTGCACATGGTAATACAGCCGGTGCAGATTACAGAATAAGCGGATATACCTTTCAGGGTAATCTGAATATTGACAATGAGCCTTTAGAAGTAAAATGGGTTCCAACAGCAGGTAAACTTACATTGAAGATAGCCGATATAAGAGCATACATTCAAGAAAGAGCTAGTATATTGTTCATCTACAATACAGTAAAAGATAATGTTGATCTTAAAAAACCCAAAGACTATAATCTCGACCGTCATTTTAAACGAATCGAATCAAAGAGTAAAGATATTAAGTGGGGAATCTTATGGAGTCAAAATGTAATTAGGCTTTATAAGCATGTCCTAGATAATAATTTAGTAAAGCCCATATCATACATGGGTGGAAAAAAGGGTATTGTCATAAATCAAAACGATTTTGGCAAATGGTGGAACGAATACGACTGGAGTGTTTGATGAAAATAGTTGATGAAGTTAAGCTAGATTTTGATGATATACTTCTTGTACCTGCGAGATCACCAGCGGCAAGCCGTAAACAAGTAGATTTAAAAAGGAGTTTCAAATTTTTTCATTCATCAAAAGAGTGGTATGGCCTGCCTATTATTGCGGCCAATATGGATACTACTGGCACTTTTAGAATGGGTACTGCTATGAATACCCATGAATCAATAACCTGTTTACATAAACATTATGACTCACAAACACTAGAAGAATATTTTTCTTACTACAATGTTGAGCAGAATGTTTGGGTTAGCGTTGGTATGTCAGAGGATGAAATAACAAAATTAATCAGAATCAAAGAAAAACTACATCACGATCCAAATATCTGTATTGATATTGCAAATGGATATACCGAAAAGTTTGTTGACTTTTGTGCTCAAGTAAGAAGTTTCTTTCCACGATCAATTATTATGGCAGGAAATGTTTGTACGCCAGAGATGGTACAAGAGCTTATTCTTCATGGTGGAGTAGATATTGTAAAAGTTGGTATTGGGCCGGGAAGTGCTTGCACAACCAGACTCAAGACGGGAGTTGGATACCCGCAGCTATCTGCGATTATTGAATGTAGTCACGCTGCTCATGGACTCAAGAGCGGTGAACGCAGGATGGGTTTGATCTGTGCTGATGGCGGGTGTAGGATGCCCTCTGATGTGTGTAAGGCTTTTGCGGCCAATGCCGACTTTGTTATGTTGGGGGGTATGCTGGCAGGAACAGATGAGTGTGAAGGTGAGTGGGAATATGAAGATGATAAAAAGAAAAGTCTAATTTTCTATGGCATGTCCTCAGAAAAAGCCCAAAATAAACATAATGGTGGAATGAATGATTACGCTACCAGTGAAGGTAGGGTAAAAACTATTCCATATAAAGGTTCAGTTGAATCTGTTATGCTAGATATTACTGGCGGGCTTCGTAGCTGTTGTGCATACGTTGGTGCTACTTCATTGAAAGACCTTCCCAAATGTGCTAAAGCTGTAAAAGTAAACAGAACCCATAACGATCAGAGCTTATGAAATACTTAGCATTACCAAATCCGCTTGTAAACATAGGGCATATCTATCAAGCTACACAGTTGGTAGATGAAGCGTTTGCTGCTGGATATTTCAAGAATCATTTAAATGAGATCAAGTGTGCTTGGGTCGTACTAGATGGTGATACGGTAGTAGGATGGGCAGCAGTATCGGAGTGTATGCTCAGGTGCATTGTGGTTCATCCAGAATATCGTGGCATGGGGATTGGTAAGAGACTAACAGAAGAACGATTAAAATATTTAGGTAATTGTAACGAGGTAATATCTTATGCTTGGGTTAGACCAAATGGCGTATGTATGTCTTGCAAGAACCTAGAGAACTTTGGGTTTGAACTAGCTGAGAACCTAACTGATTATTACGCAGAAACTAGATCTAACTGCAAGTATTGTGGAAAGCAATGCGGTTGTACGGCAAGACTTTATCGTAGAGGTAAAAATGTTTAAGAAACTTTTACAAGAAATAAGAAGAAAAAAGATAGAACCGGAACAAATCGAGGAGGAGTTGACAAGAAAACCTTCTGGAATGTTTATTGTAAACTATTATGCGGACAATGGTGATTTTACGGTAGCTACAGAGATAGGAGATACATCAGAAGAGTCTGCTAGTATGTTGGCACTACTAATGATGCACATGACTTCACCAGATTTTGAGTCTTTTTTGTTTGAATCATTGCGTGTTTGGGCAGAGGACGATGATGATAAGATAGAGTTCAATGTCAAGACTATGTTAGAATCAAAAAAACTAGATAATCTCGTTCTGGATCTTCCTAAAGAAGAGGATGGGCTACCACCACCAGAGTTTGATGATGTGGCTGTGTCGGCTTCCACTGTGTTCAACTTCAAGGAAATGCGTCAACGATGAAGCAATACAAAACAATCGTAGAGAGCGTACTAAACAATGGCATTTACAAGGAAAACAGGACAGGTATAGGGACGTATAGCACATTTTGTGAAATTTTTCGTCATGATATGCGTAATGGCTTTCCTTTATTAACAACAAAAAAGATGCCATATCGAACGGTAGCTGTTGAGCTAGAAGGTTTCATTAATGGAGTAACTAGCAAGGCTTGGTTCCAAGAAAGAAAATGTAAAATTTGGAACGAGTGGGCAAATCCTAAAGCTGTTGAGTTTTATTGCGACGAAAATACATCTGAAGAATTAAAAAAAGAGTTTCAAAAAACAGAAGATGATCTTGGTCCGATTTATGGCTATCAATGGAGGAATTGGAACCTTAATTATGGCAAAATGTCCGGTGGTTTTGAGATTATAGACCAATTAAAGGCTGTTATTACTACCTTAGAAACAAATCCGAATGATAGAAGAATGGTAGTTTCAGCTTGGAATCCCACTCAAATGGATTTAATGGCACTTCCACCATGTCACTACGCTTTTACCCTAGTACATCACGATGGTGTATTAAATTTATGTTGGAAGCAAAGATCAGCAGATCTAATGCTTGGCGTACCTTTCAATATTGCAAGCTATGGGCTACTTTTAGAGCTAATAGCAAAGCACGTTGGGATGGTAGCCGGTGAACTTGTTGGCGTTCTTGAGGATTGCCACATCTATGAAAACCATATTGAGGGGGCTAAAGAACAATTATCAAGAAAAGACAAAAAACTGCCTTCTTTATCTATAAAAGACCCTTATAATATCTATGAATGGACACATGAGGACTTCGATGTTGTAGGATACGACCCACATCCAAAGATAGATTTTGGAAGTGTTGCCGTATAAAACAAATTTCTTTCATCTAGAGGTACTGATATGAGTAATAAATTTGATAATATCCCAATACCGAGCGGAAATGAGGTTTATTGGGAACCTTGGATAGATGCTTATGACAATGAAGAAGTCACTAGTGCTAAACAGCTATTTGAACAAGAGTTCGATAGACAAATGGACATGATTGCAAAAGAAGAAGGGTTTGACGAAGAAGATGAAGATATTGATGTTGACTATGGTGACTCAATTTCTATGTTCGAGAAGCCAATCAAGACTATTATAACGCCATTTGGTGTTCTTCCACTGACAGAAACATCTCTTGCAAGCAGTCATTTTAAATTTTGGATAGGTCACACTAATTTTAAGATAATGAAAACCCATTATAATGTAATAGAAGGGTGTGATGGGGTTGAAGCTCTAGATATATTGACTCCATACAGATTTAGGATAGCCGCTGGGAAACTTTTTAGAGATAGAGACGTAATGCACAGTGTTAGAAAGGCATTGCTAAAGGTGGTCGAAGATAAATAGGTGATCTTATGAGAGATAACAGAGATATTGTTGGCGAAGTCCATAACTATGGGCTAGACCTAAAAAATAGAGAAATATACATGGGTGATTTTGGCGATGCTGGTGAATCAGCAGGTGTAGAACACCGTATGTTTCAAACTTTTATTAAGAACATCAACATATTAAAAAATGTAAGCAAAGAGCCGATAACCATCCATATGCAGACTGTGGGTGGTTGTTGGTATTCAGGAATGGGTATTTATGACGCTATTAGAAGCTCCGGGTGTAAAACAACTTTTATTGCTTACGGTCAGTTATGTTCTATGGGTACTATTATTATACAAGCTGCAACGAAAAGGTTAATGACCCCAAATGCAATATTCATGTGTCATTTTGGCTCAACTGACCTATCTGGTGACTACCTTAGTTCACAAAACTATGCAGTTATAGACAAGAAAAATGCAGAGACAATGTTATCTATATATGCTGAAAGGTGCTATGAAACAGGAGAGTTTTTCTCGGAAAGAGGATATAGCCTATCAAAGACAAAGCAGTACATCAAGAGGAAATTAAAGGACGGGGACTGGTATCTATCGGCTGAAGAGGCTGTTCATTACGGATTTGTGGATGGTGTTATAGAATAATGTATACAGAATATTGTAATTATAATCGTGTTATTCATGATTATGAGGAAGAGAAGAAACAAATATTCGAGGCAATTGATAATGGACTCAAGGGTTTGTCAATGCCTATTCATCTGATTAGGGATATGGGAGAATATCTTCCTGACAATCTACTAGTTTCTGCACCCATTGATTACCCATGCGGATTATCTCCTACAAAGATTCGTGAGCATATGGCTATAAACAGCCTAAATTCTGGAGCTAATGCACTGGACTATGTACCAAACCACTACTTTTTAAAAAATAAATTTACTGAATTAAGAAAAGAAGTAGAAACGATCATTAGAATATGTGACGATCATGATGCACCATTAAGGGTATTTCTAGACTATAGAAATAGTGACAATATTATAACAATATCTAAAATATTAAACGATTGCGGTGTTGACTTATTTTTCCCCACAGTGGGGTATCATCATGACGATTTTTTTGATAATATAATCAATTCTAAGCTGATAGAAGACCAAGTTGGATGCTCCGTAATATTCAATGGATACATGTGGAAGCCCGACCAACTCGACTTTATAAAAGAGTCCGGGCTATTCGGCGTTAGACTTTATAATCTTAAACTTTTGGTGTAAAATAATATATAGGAACAGGATTTATAAATTGTAGGAAAAAACGGACAAGTCCAAGCATAATCTAAAATTGGAGATTAATTATGACTGCTTGGAATATTAGTGCTGGTGCAGATGCAGTAAATATTGACGGTTTGCCTAGTGGCGTAGAAAATGACCTTGGTACAATTCGTGCCGGTGGTAACGAAACAAGTGAGAGATTTGTAGCCGACTCGGTTAGTCTCGGCAACAACAGTATCACATACATTACAGTCCCATCTGGACTTGCAAACATTGATTCACCACTTTCTGCTGGTGCTTTCAATGCTGGCGATCAAGTTATCGTTAGAGTAACATCCGACCTTGCTGGTGTTGCAAATGACTACCTAATTGGTGGTGCTTCCAACTCCGCAAACGCAGGCGACTCAATTCATCAGAAAGCTGTTATTTCAACTTTCTACTACAAGACTGCTGTTCGTACAGGTGGATGGAACGAATACTCAGGCGTATTTGATCCTGCTGTTACAGTTGCAAATAGCGGCGGTTGGGATATTGCCAATAGCGTTGATCTATCATCCGTTCTTAAAGCATCGGGTGTTGATGACGCAGCTAATCCAACTCAAGCTGTTCCGGGTGAATTGGTTTACCGTGATGGTAGCCCAGCACCAGTTCAAGACGAGTACAAAGCTAAAACTAACTGGGGATAATAACTTTTATTTAAGTGCATAACCCCTACTCAAATCGGAGACTGTTATGTTCGGCGGTGATACCTTAGAGACTATAAAAATAATATTAGAGATCATGGGCTTAGTATTTTTGCCCGCAGTAGCATATGCTCTAAGATCTGTAATGTTGCATGGAAAGAAAATTGAAATGCTAGAGGAAAAGGTTAATGCTGAAATTAATCGAAGGCTTGATGTTATGGAAAGAAAAATTGATTCTTTCGATAACAAAATAGAGACAAAGATTGACAAGTTAGAAAACAATCTTAACGCTAAGATTGATATGATGACTGGTATCTTGACCGCCTTCACTGGCAGCTTTTCTGACAAGAAAAAGTAAATAAGTTTCGGCTTAAACGAATAAGACAGAGTATAATTCCTATAACGGGATTCAATGCTCTGTCTTTTTTTTTGGAGTTACATATATGAAAGAGTTTAACTTTGGTCACAAACCAAATATGGATACACATACCTATCAGGTAGATCCAGATGTTGTAAGTTTGTATGCACAAGAAGACTGCAAACAATGTTATGGTAGAGGATACCTAAAAATGCAACGTGGGGTTCTAAAGGGTGGTACAATTAGAAGAGATATGCCTTTACAAGAATACTTAGAAAGATGTTCTTGCACAGAAAAGGCTATGAAAAAATATGGATGATATTGGGTGGGACAGCAGATTTCTAGAACTTGCAAGATTAGTGTCCACTTGGAGCAAAGATCCTAGTACACAGGTTGGTGCAGTTATAGCCGATAAAAACAGAAGAATAATGTCTGTTGGCTACAACGGGTTCCCAAGAGGGGTGCATGATTCGATACATCGACTTGAAGATCGAGATAAAAAATATAAGTTTACCGTACATGCAGAAAGAAATGCACTATTATTTGCAAACTCTAGACTGGACGACTGCTATCTCTACACATATCCCTTTATGCCATGTAGCGAGTGTGCTGGCATGATTATACAGGCTGGTATAACCCGTGTGGCGACGATTATAAATAATAATGAAAGATGGCAAGAGTCTTTTAAAATAACAAAGCAAATGTTTGAAGAGGCTTCTGTTACTCTTGTAGAATATGATAAAAATATTTTTTTTAAAAGTTGACAGCAACTTTTAGGCGGAAATTTTAGGTGTATACTATATAGCTGGAACCATAAAGAGCGTTGGATCTTTTTTCAAAGAGATTAATCACCGTTAAAGCGACACGCCCTCCAGCATTATAATTAACCATCTGCGAGCTTTTTAAAATAAAAACTGGTTGATAACTTTACATTTTTAACAACAAAAAATTTAGTTAAAAGCTCAAGGTGGTATCTCAATAGTGTCGCTTATGAAAATTAGCCCCGTCTTTTTCCTAGCAAGATTAAGACGGGTTTTTTATTAACAAAGCAAAGGAACAAAGATGCAAGTAACAAAGAGAAACGGTAAGAAAGAGGAGTTTGCAGTTGAGAAGATTCATAAGGTAGTAGAATGGGCAACTAAAGGAATAAACGGTGTTAGCTTCTCTGATATCGAAATGAACGCTAACCTTTCTTTGTACGATGGCATTACAAGCGATCAAATTCACAAAATCTTAATCAAATCTGCTAACGACCTTATCTCTAAGTCAAACCCTAACTACCAATATGTAGCAGCTAAACTACTTAACATGCAATTAAGAAAGGAAGTTTGGGGATATGGAGATCAACCAACTGATTTCTTGCTGTTCTTACAGAGAAATGTAGACAATGGAATTTATGACCCAGCAATACTCGATAAGTGGGATGAGAGCCAAGTAGACTCTCTTGGAAAGTATATCAACCACTCCAGAGATGATTTGTTTACATACGCTGGTTTACAGCAAATGATTGATAAATATCTTGTGAAAAATAGAAGCAAAGGTTCTATCTACGAAACCCCACAGTTTGCATACATGTGTATTGCAATGTGTTTATTTGATACTATGGATGAGGTAAAAAAGGCTTATGATTGCTACTCCACGTTCAAAATTAATCTTCCCACTCCTATTATGGCTGGTGTTCGTACTAACATCCGTCAATTCGCAAGCTGTGTTTTGGTTGATGTTGATGATAACCTTGACGCTATATTTTCAAGTATTCATGCAGTGGGCAAATACACGGCAAGAAGAGCAGGGATCGGACTCAACATCGGAAGGATGCGTCCAATTAACTCTCCCATTCGAGGAGGAGAAGTAATCCATACTGGTGTTATACCTTATCTAAAAAACTTTGAGTCGGCAGTAAAGTCAACTTCTCAAAATGGATTAAGAGGCGGTTCTGCAACTGTTCATATTCCTTTCTGGCATTATGAGATCGAAGATATTTTAGTTCTTAAAAATAATGCTGGTACAGATGACAACCGTGTTCGTAAACTTGATTATTCAATTCAATTCTGTAAACTATTCTATGACAGACTGATTAAAAACGAAGATATTACTTTGTTTAGTCCACATGAAGCAAAGGAGCTTTATGAGTCTTTTGGAGATAATGAAAAGTTTGAAGAACTTTATTTAAAATACGAAGGTAAAAAGACATTTAAATTTAAGAAAAAGATTCCAGCAAGAAAACTTGCAGAAATTTTTGCAAGAGAGCGATTAGAAACTGGTCGTATCTACAGCATGAATATTGACAATGCTAATGAACATGGTTCGTGGAGTGTCCCTTGTCACATGAGCAACCTTTGTCAAGAAATCATCCATCCTACTAATCCAATTCAATCAATCGACGATCCAGAGGGTGAAATTGGAATTTGTATTTTGTCTGCACTTAACCTGCTTGAGTTGACAAGCGAAAAAGATGTAGAAGAAGCCTGTAGAATGGCAGTAAAAACACTTGATGCGGTCATCGACTATCAAAACTATCCAGTGCTTGCAGGAGAAACTTTCACAAAGAATAGAAGATCTCTTGGCGTTGGTGTGACAAACCTTGCTGGGTTTTTGGCTAAAAATAAGCTGAAGTATGAAGACCCGGAAGCATTAGAGTTGATACATGAAACTATGGAGCAAATTCAATGGAATCTAATCAGTGCTAGTTGTGAGCTTGCAGAAGAAAAAGGAAAGTGTCCAAAGTTTGATGAGACAAAGTATTCAGAGGGACTACTACCTATTGACTGGTACAAGAAGTCAGTTGATGAACTTGTCAAACCAAATTACAATATGGACTGGGAAGGTCTTAGAAAAAGAATCAAAAAGCATGGTTTGAGACACTCAACACTATCGGCTATTATGCCATGTGAGTCGTCTAGCGTAATCCAGAACAGCACCAATGGAATTGAACCTGTCAGGAGTTTATTGACTCATAAAAAGGCCAAGAATGGTGTCCTGAAACAGCTTGTTCCTAATTATCATATGCGTAAAAATTATTACACATTGGCATGGGATATGCAGGATAATATTTCCATGATGAATGTTGCTGCTGTAATTCAAAAATTCGTAGACATGAGTATGAGTACGAACTTGTATTATAATTATGCACACTACGAAGATGGCAATATTCCTCTTAGTGTGTTGATTAAAGATCAAATTTACGGATATAAATATGGTCTGAAAAACTTCTACTATGCTAATACGCCCGATGGAGATGGTGAAACTGAAAAAGAAATGACCTGTGAAGGTGGAGCCTGCTCGATATGACAAAATGGTGGTATTGCCCTAAGTGCGGTAAAGCAACTGACGAGTTTGAAAGTCACAAAACAGAAATATGTCCAAAATGCAGAAGTAAAGAGGAATAAGAATGAAAACTATTTTTAATACAAAAAACATTGACCCAAAAACTCAACCACTCTTTCTTGGGAAAGACCTCGGTGTTCAAAGATTCGATTGCTTGAAATATCCTATCTTCAAGGACTTAGATAGCAAGCAAATGATGAACTTCTGGCGACCAGAAGAGATTGAACTCAAGAAAGATCGTGGTGATTTTAAAGAGATGTCGGATAACGAGAAGTTTATCTTTACATCTAATCTAAAGTATCAGACGATGCTTGATAGTGTTATCTGTCGTGGAGTTCCTACCCTATTGGAGTATGTAACGAACTCAGAGCTTGAAGCGTGTTTGATGACATGGCAGTTCTTTGAGAAGATTCATAGTCAATCTTATTCCTATATTATCCAAAACGTATATCCTGACAGTAATGAAGTTTTTGGCGGGATTTATGAAGATAAAGAAATAATGAAGCGTGCTAAATCAGCCATTGAAGATTACAATAATCTTATGGGCATGAGTTGTAATAGCACAAAAACAAATGATTTGAAAAAACAAATCTATATGACTGTAATTAGTATTAACATTCTTGAGGCTGTTCGCTTCTATGTTAGCTTTATTTGCAGCTTTGCCTTTGCAGAAAACAAGAAAATGGTAGGAAATGCAGATATTATCAAGCTAATTAAGCGTGATGAGGCTCTACATCTAACAAATACTCAGGAAATCCTTAAAATCTTGCACAGAGAAGAGAGCGAAGGGTTCCAGAAGATTGCAGAACAATGTCAAGAAGATGCAATCCAAATGTTTGAAAGAGCAGCAGCAGAAGAAAAAGAGTGGGCATCATATTTGTTCAAAGACGGTTCGATTATCGGTCTAAATGAAGCAGTTTTGCATCAATATATTGACTGGCTGTGTATGTCAAGACGCAAAAATATTGGACTACCTTATGAAACTGTAGGCAGAAACCCTATTGCTGGATGGACAGAGCCTTGGATGCAAAGCGAAAGCGTTCAGGTGGCTCCACAAGAGCACGAAATTACCAGCTATAAGATTGGTGCTAGTAAAAACGATTTAGATGATATGGATTTGGGAGATTTGCTATGAGTAACGCAACCGTACAGGTGATTTGTAAAGTAGACGAAGATTGCATCAAGCCAAAAGTGCCTTCGGATAAAATTTATTTTAAAGTGTATAGTAAAAAATGTACGCAAAGCGTTGTGACTCCACCAAGTGACCATCCTGCCTCTATTGGTACGGATCAAGTCCTTAGTGCGGTAACTTATGCTGGATGTCCTTTTAATAGCTGTTGCTACAAGGATAGTGATATTAAGTGGGATTTGTACTATAATGATGATGCTGGCGAAGAAGTTAAGATTTGTCGTATACATTTCCATCAGCCTTGGAGTACAAGCTGGCATCTTAGCGAAACTACTTATTATGACCCGGATAATGGAAAATATGACGTAATGATTAAGACTGTTGATGACGTAACAAAAAGTCTAAAATGCGAACTTCATGTTAGACCCAAGGCTTAATCGGTGTATTTATATTGGGGCATTTATTCCTCGTATATGAGAAAGGGTAGGGTGATATTAGATGAGTGATGATTTCAATTCACCAAAAGACCTTCTAGAAGCCTATAATAACGGCTTTATTGGCGGTGAATGTGATCCAGAAGAGATCAGAGAGTTGTTGGCGAAGCTCCAGCGACCCCTCTTTGGTGCGGCAGCGTACCATCTTGATGAATCTGGTGCGGGCAAATTGAGCCTGCCGTTTAAGTCTTTGCTAAAATTTGATCCTAAATTTGGGCCATCTGAGAGGCAAACGACTGGAGATTGTGTGTCACATTCCACAAGAAATGCAGTTGATGTTACTAGGGCTGTAGAAATTGATATAAAGGGTCAGGCCGAAGCATTTGTGGCTCGCGGTGCTACAGAAGCTATATATCAATCTCGCGGGCACAAGAGACAGGGAATGACCTGTTCTGGTGCTGCAAAGTATGTGCATGAATATGGAGGAATCCTGTTAAGAAAAAAATACGAAGGATGTGATTTATCGACTTACAATTCGCGACTCGGAGCGAATCACTTAATTCCATTCGACGTTTACAAGAAAGAAGCTGGCAAACATCGAATACAAACCATTTCTCTTGTTACTACTGTAGAAGAAGCAAGAGATGCTTTAGCTAATGGTTATGCCTTATCTTGCTGTAGTGGACTTGGTTTCTCGTCTACTAGAGATAAATATGGTATAGCAAACAGAAAGGGAAGCTGGAGTCATGCTATGGCATGGATCGCTTGTGATGATACTAGAGAGGTTCACGACGAGACTTTATTCCTTATTCAAAATAGCTGGGGTGCTTGGAACAGTGGCCCTAAGCGTCATGGACAACCTGATGGTAGTTTTTGGGTTAGGGAAAAAGATGCTCGTGCAATTCTAAACGCTAGAGGATCATTTGTATTCAGCGATTTTGATGGTTTTCCAGCCCGTCAACTTCCTGATTATGGTCTTGGAGGTTGGATATAATGAATGATAGATTAAGAATTACTTTGGGAGTATTACTCCTTGCTATAGGGTTCTTTTATCCTAGATTTAAGAATCCTGTAGTGCCGGACAAACTAAATAAACCAGAAGATTTTATTGTCGTTATGGTTGATAGATTGCCAGAGATATCAGATCCCGTTGATGCCAACATGGTTGCCGCAACATTCTTTGCTATGTCGGAGGGTGTTCTTGTAACAGATTTAAATACTAACTTACAGATACAGTATTTTTTAGATTTTGTTGGTAAAAAAACTATGGGAAATGCTTTGGTTTCAGAAAGTGGAGAAAAAAAGTATCCAACTTTTAGTCCTGTTGCTGCGAAATTAATCGAAGAAACAATCGGTCCACAAACTGAAACTGATCCATTAACTGTAGAAGAGGTTGAGAATTTGTCAAAATTATTTTACGGTTTTGCTTGGAAATTATACGATAATAGCGAAGATCAGGTATATGAAGATTATATTTCAAGGGCAAATGAGGCGATAGCAGAGTATAATAATAATGACCCAGAACCTAAACCAGATGAAAATACCGAATGTATTTGCGAAGGTAAAGGTTATGTCGTACATGGCGATGGTCACAAGACCAAATGCCCGTGTGTAGAAGCAGGCAAGGATTGTAAGCACGATCCCAAGTGCGGAGGTAAAACAACTCCACCACCTGAGCCTGTAAAACAAGAAGAATGTAAGGATGGTACTTGTCCAACACCTACCAAGAAAAGAAGGGGTATATTCGGATGGCTGACGAGATAACACTGGAAGAATATGCTGGCGAACTTGCAGGTTTGGTTGGTAATGACTTGAAACAAGCAGCGGAAAAAGATCAAGAATATGGCTTTGATCCGATGACAATTTTGACTATCATAAAGATAATCATCGAGATAGTACAATGGTTCAAGGAAAACTATAATAAAGATAATCCTGAAGAGCTTGCTGCAAGATTCGGAAAACTAAATCCTTTCCAAAAATGGATTTTGTGGAGATCGGTAAGGAAGGAATCAAAAACTAGAAAAGAGGCTAAATACATGTATAGGTCTATGACCAATTTATCAGGTAGCATGTCTCAAGAAGCACGTATTAAACTTTTTAAATTAAAGGAGAGCACATGAACGTAAAAGTAAAATCTATGCTTGCCTCAAGAAGATTCTGGGCTGCTGCTGCTGGTTTGGCAGCGGTTGTAGGTCAAGACCTTCTAGGTGTTGAGCTTGATACAGACCAAATTGTAGCTGTAGCAGGTATCGTAGTAGCTTGGATCGTTGGTGATACTATCAGAGAAACCAAGTAAGAGGTGTGATATGAATTTCCCTTCACTGCTAGGCAATCTTGATCCATTTCAATGGGTCATAATTGGCCTCGGTTGCTTGCTACTTTTTTGGCCTGCAATCAGTGGAATTTTTAAGAGCGTCCCAAAACCCCGTTTGCCTGTTGGCAAGAATGGTTCCTTAACTGATTTAGTTGCGGAATGGGAAGTGTTGTCAACAAGTTGCCATGAACAAGGACTTCATGATGCTTGTAAAAAACTAGACGAGGTATTTCCTCTTCTACTAGAAGCAAATGATAAAAAACACGAAGTTGATGGATAGGTATTGTTTTGGTACAATTGAATAAATACAGAGCTATACAAAGTTATCTTTGTGTGGCTCTTTTTTTTAGGGGCTAAAATGAACCACAAACCTTGCTTAATATTGAATCAAGATTACACACCGCTGACTATAATAAGTTGGAAGCGGGCTTTATGTTTGGAGATAATCGGTAACGAAATGCCCGGAGAAGGGGTTCGTGTTATTGAACATTATCTAGACGATATGGTTACTTCTGGTGGCGGACAGGAATTTTATATTCCAGCAGTTGCCGTAACCCCTAGATATATTAAGAAAAGAAAAAGCGTTCCCGTAAAAAGGTATAATGTAGCAATCAGAGATAATTCTACTTGCCAATACTGTAATACCAAACTAGCTATGAACAAAACTACAATAGACCATATCAAGCCAAGGTCATCTTTTTCAAATAAAGACGATGCACATACTTGGGATAATGTCGTTATTGCTTGTTCTAAATGTAATACAAAGAAGGGCAGCAAGACACTTGAGCAAGCAGGTATGAGACTTTTAAAAAAACCTGTAGAGCCAAGCCCAAACAATTTTATTTCCTTTATTTCAGTAGACATCCCCGAAGAGTGGAGGACGTATGTACGAAGTTAGAAAGTGTGATAATTGTCATAGGATGCTAGAGAATGGTCAAAAGGTAACGGTTATCATACCCGATGTAGAGATAGAGGGAAGGTATAGGAAAAATGCGAAAGGTTTTAGTCTAAAACTTTCAAATGATGCAGTCGAAATCAGGACATCTAAGGTATACTGTAAGAAATGCTTGGATGTTAAAAAACACTTTATAGATGAGGATACTTAAATGCCGGAATACAGCTTTAGTTGTGAAAAATGTGACCATAATTTTACGGAACTTTGGTCAATGCAGGAGTATGATTGTAAGATGAAAAAGGCTAAATGCCCGTCTTGTAAATCCAAGAAAATTTACAGGGATTTCCTGTCTGACAATTTTGTTCCTAACTATGTGAAGGGTCTTCATGAAGCTCAAACGCTCGGTGAGTATGCCGACAAGCAAGTGAAGAAACTTGGCAAAGCAAAGGTTGAGCAAATGCGTCAAGATCAGAAAACCAAGAAGCGAAATACGCTTGAAGAAAAACTACCAGATGGTATGAGCATGTCTTCCTACGAAGATACTGCAAGGATTTCAAAATCAGATATGTTAAAAAGGAAGAATGGATAAATGTCTACTTTTAAAATTAACCAAGAGCGGGACGATAGTGCAACGCCAGTCGTTTCTGTTTACACTTTTATGGGCGAAGAAGATCGCCTTGATAAGCAAGGGTTTCCTATCCTTGACTTAGAGTATGATGATAACGTCTTTGAGGAACCAGATGCCTATGCTGTAAAACTGGTAAAAGGACGAAAGACAAACTATTATGTAAAACGTGGTAAGTATGGCAAACTTTTTAATCCTATCGGAATGTATTCGGAAGGAAGAAAGAACAGCCAAATGCGTCATGCTGGCAGACCAGAATGGAGACTGGAGCCAACTAACGAGAAGATCTTCACTTACTATATTCAATTCTTAAAATCTAAAAACGCCGCTTGGCTAAATAACGCAGAAAGGGAGATTTAATATGCCTAAAGGAAAAGTATCAGACCAAGAAGTTTTTGTCATGAAAGGCATGTATGCCGATGGCATGTCTGTGGAAGAGATCTCAGAAAAGATGGAAAGATCAACAGTTACGATTGAAAAGTATCTTGACATCAAAGAAGAGGTTGTTGAAGCTGAAGCTGAAGCTACAGATGAATCTAACAATAGAAACAATACCACAATGTTTATTCGTAGCTCCGCTGCAAAGAACAATAATGGTGTTACAATTATGACAGACAGTGAATCGTCAAGATCGGATATGACTAGAAGTAAAAGAACAGGTAAAGTTGTTAATAAACTTCGTAACAATATTCATACGATCTCGGACGACAATGGCTAATAAAAGAACAGAAAAAAGTAAGTACCCATCACGATATTCTCCTAACGGGTGGGTACATGCCGCTCAGTATGTAACAGAATTAATCTGTGAAAAGAAAGCTAAAACTGAGAACAAAGAACTTCCTCTCAAGTTTTGGGAGTTGAAAGATTGGTTAAAATTCTATAGATATCAGATTACTCTTGCCAACAAGCTAATAAAAGAGTACGGAGAACATGTAGTTATTTCTGCATTGAACGATAAAAGAATGTGGAAGTGCTACTCTTTGAGAAGTCCGTTCTTAAAAAATGTATTGCAAGAGTATAAGGAAAAGCAAGAAATTGCTAAGAAGATAGCTAAGACAGTTGAATATGATTTTTCTGAGAAGAAGAAATTCGACTCTAGCAACAAGAAGAAATCTATCGTATCAAGATTAAAGGACTTAGAATGAGTGAAAAAGATATTTTGAAGGAATTTGGTGACGTTCTTTTGGAAGCGTCATACATCGTTGATAATCCTCCACCAGTGATTCCTGTTACGCCAAAGATTGATATTGCACTTGGTGGTGGTGTTCCAGAAGGTAGTCTGTTTATTATGACAGGCCCAGAAAAGATTGGAAAAACCGTCCATGCTTTACAATTTTGTAAAAATGCACAAAAGGCAAAGCTAGAGAACGACGAGAAAAGAAAGATCTACTACGGAAACATTGAAGGTAGACTAAAGAAAAGAGACTTGGAAGGAATCAAGGGCTTGCAATTTGACCCAGACAGCTTAAAGGTTGTGGGTTCAACAAAGGGCAATATCCTATCTGGTGAAAAATATCTTGCTATCTTTGACCAAATCATTCACAACGAACCACATGCCGTTTGTGTGATTGACTCTTTCTCTGCACTTGCCGCAGAGTCAGAACTCTCTGGTGACATTACGGACGTTCAGGTAGCTGCCATGAACAGATATCTAGCAAAGTTTACCAGAAGATTCGCAAATGTGCTACCAATCAATAGAGTTACTCTCGTTGGTATTACTCACCTGATGGCTAACATCCAAAAGTTTGGTGCAGGTAAGAGTAAGGTAGAGAAATCAGGCAGTGCTTTAAAGTACGCTCAAGATGTAAAACTGTGGGCTACTCACAAGCAACCTCTCATGCAAGGTGAAACTCAGATTGGTCAAAAGGTCAACTGGGTTGTAGAAAACTCTGCTATCGGTGCTCCGGGGCAAAAAGTTACGAGTATAATTAAGTATGGGCATGGTATCTGGAATGAATATGAATTAGCTGAATTGGCTAAGGATTATGGATTAGTAGAAGGAAAGACTTGGCTAACTTTACCTAATGGTGAGAAGGTTCAAGGTATGTCTAACTTTGCAACTTATCTAGAGAATAACCCAGAATACTATGATGAATTAAGGCAACAGGTATTCGAGATGGTAGGCATGGCATGAAAGTAAGAGATTTACATGGAAATGTAAGCACTTGGAAGCCAACTGGAGATATTGTTACTGCAAGCGATTCTAGACGTAGATCAAAACTCCACACTGAGGCTAGGAAAATTCTTTACGAGTTGTTTCCGACAATGCGTATTCTTGAAGAAGTTCCTATCAAACCAAGAAGTAAGACTCAATATCTAGACTTCTTTATTAATAATATTAAATTAGCTGTGGAAGTTCATGGTCAACAGCATTATAAGTTTAATACTATGTACCATGCTTCCGCACAGGACTTTCTAAATCAGAGAAAGAATGATACCGACAAAAGAGATTGGTGTGAAACAAATAACATCACTCTCATTGAACTACCATATGATAAAAAGGTGGAGGAATGGAAAGAGATAATTCAATCGCGTTAGACCAGATGGGAAAACTAGATGTCGCTTTGGATGAATATGAAACCAAGGTCGGATTGTCTGGTTATTCTGAAACGCATGAACAGGAAACCGAAGTCAAGAAATATATGTCTATGTCCAGAGAACAAATGGAACGGTTGAGTATTGAAGATTGTGCTCAAGCGGCTATTCTTCTTGCTGGTTTTTCTTTTCATCTGCAAAGGTGCTACAATAGAGAATCTGCAAGAGCAAAGTGGGCAGCTAATAAAATAAAGTCTCTGATTTCTGGCAAGGAAGCTCAGTACAGAGGCTCATGGGATAGTCAATTCATACAAGCTGTAAATGAGAACTCCCACACAAAAGACTTGTTGCGTCTTAAAAATTATGCAGAGCAACGTGCAGAGAGATTAACATATTTAGCAACTTCTGTAAAAAATATAGGAGATTTGTTTGTGAACCTGCAAAGGGCAAAGGTGATGAAATGAATAAAAAAGAACTCATAGCAAAACTATTAGATAAATTAAGCGAGGATGATTTAGTAGAGTTGCTGGGTGGTAATAATGAGCCACAACCCCAAGAAGAAGAAAAGACGTTTAACACTCACATTCATTCTACAAGGGAAGGCTCACCTAATAAAAGAAGAAAAGGCAGAGGAAACTCTAAGAGTAAAGCTCAAGCTCAAGAGGATTCAGGCAGAAGGTCTGGCAAGAGAAAATCCAAGAGAAAAGGTAAAAGCAGAGGCTCTAGGGGAAAGTCCTGTAGAGTTTTACCTATGGATATTGATAGACCAAGAGAAAATAAGTTTGAAGAAATGATCGGTAATGCTGGTCTTGATGCAAATGAGCGAGTAGAATTGAGTAACGCATCAGCAGAAGATGAGAAGGCTAGAAGTCAAAGAACTAGCTTTAAAAAACCTAAAAGGCAGTCATCTTTAGTTGATGTCGATTGTTGTGTGTGTGGAGATGAATATGAAGTTTCTTCTGCACTTGTCGCAAATGTTAATCGTTGGAAATGTAATTCTTGTTCTACTCAAGCGGGATGGTGATTTAAATGATTTTAGCTGATCCAGCAGCAGAGAGAGCAGTTCTATCAGGTATTGTTAGACATGGCTCTGAGGCGTATTTTGATGTTGCTGACATTGTAGATACCAACACTTTTACTATTGATTCTAACTCTATAATTTTTGCTTGCGTAAAAAGACTATTAGAGGAAGATGATACAAGGCAAATTGATGTACCTTCGATCTTATCATCTGCTAAAGAGATAGGTCTTAGTGATTTCTTTAACAATAAAAATGAGATCGCACATCTAAATGCAATCATGAAGTTTCCTGTTCTTTTTGAGAACGTCAGAAAGTTCGCTGCAAAGGCGAGGAAGCTACAAATAGCTAGAATGATGGTAGATCAGCTTGATGATACCAAAGAGAAATATTTGCAATTAAAGGGTGATGAGTCTGTATCTCATATCTTGGGGCTTGCAGAAGAATCAATCTTTGACTTCACCTCTCTTCTTAATGACCATGACGATGCACCTGAACTTTTGTTCGGTGACTTGGATGAGTACCTAGAAGATAGGGCAGAGAATCAAATTGACCAAATCGGTATTGCCACTGGATTTACAAAGTATGACTTTGCAATCGGTGGTGGATTGAGAAAGGGAACCGTGAATGTTATCGGAGCTAGAACCAAGGTTGGTAAGAGCTTGATTGGCCTTAACATGGGGGCGGATATTGCTAACCGAGATATTCCTGTTCTCTATCTCGATACCGAGATGACAAAGAAAGACCAGCAAAATCGTGGAGGCTCCATGCTTTCATATGGAACTGCTGGTAAAGCCACTATCAATGATATTGAAACTGGTCAATTTGCTAAGAATGACTTTAGGAAAAACTCCCTTATGGAGTTGGCTAATAAGAAAAAGAACATTCCGTTCTACCATAAAAACATTGGTGGCAAACCATTCGAGGATCAAGTATCAATCATGCGGCGTTGGATTGCCAAAGTAGTTGGTCTTAATGACCAAGGCAAAGCAAAAGACTGCGTTATTGTTTATGACTATTTGAAACTTATGGAAGCATCTGAGCTTGCCAAGAGCGACCTCAAGGAATTTCAGCTTCTAGGTTTCATGATGACTGCGTTACACAACTTCGCACTTCGATACGAAGTACCAATCCTTTCTTTCATTCAGCTTAATAGGGATGGTATTAATAAAGAATCAACTGATGCGGCTAGTGGTTCTGATAGAATCATGTGGCTATGTTCAAACTTTACGATTTATAAGCAGAAATCAGATGAAGAGATCGCACAAGATGGGCCTGAAAATGGCAACCGAAAGCTAGTACCAATTATCGCTAGACATGGCGAGGGACTAGACGATGGCGATTATATCAATGTCCTCATGAAAGGTGCATATGCAAAACTCACCGAAGGACAAACAGCTTATGAATTAGCAGAAGGTGGTTCTTATACGGAAGAAGAAGATGACGAAGAAGACGTGGCTTTCTAAATATAAAGATCAATCAAAGATAAATGAGCTAACAGAAGTCGTCCTAGATAATCTTGAAGATATTTATGACTACTTTGATGTTGAACACCATCGAGGTCAGAAAGTTTATTTCTCAGAATGTTTTATTCACGGCGGTGATAACAAGACAGCTTTGAATCTTTACTATGATGCAGACTATAGAGTTCATTACAAATGTAGGACTCATGGATGTGAAGCTCATTTTGGGACTTCATTGTTAAGTATGATTCGTGGAGGACTTTCACGAATCAAATATGGTTGGAATGTTCCGGGGGATAAAACAGTATCTTTCGATCAGACTATCGAGTTCTTGCTGGACAGATATAAATTAAACTTTAATGGTCTAAAGGGTCAATCAATTGATTCTGGCAACCATGAATTTAACCGAATGGTTTCTGGCTTGTCTGGCAGCAAAGCTCGTGGAACAATAACAAGAGACTTTTATAGAGACAGAGTAGAGATTCCATCTCAATATTATCTCAAACGTGGATACGGAATAGAAGTCCTTGATGATTATGACGTTGGTACTTGCAAGACCTATGGTAAGCCAATGTTTAATCGAGCAGTTGTTCCAGTTTATGATGACCTCGGAGAAACTATCATCGGGTTTACTGGAAGAAGTATATTCGATGCATGTGAAAAATGCGGCTCTTATCACGATCCTCAAAAAGATTGCTTTTATTTTCCGAAATGGAGGCACACAAAAGGGTTTGAGAAGGAAAAAGCATTGTATAATTATCATAAGGCCAAAGAACATATTGTCTCTAGCGGAGTGATAATACTTGTAGAATCCCCCGGAAACGTATGGAGACTTGAGGAATCAGGTATTCATAACTCTGTAGCCCTGTTCGGTACATCGCTAAACCCACCTCAGAGACATCTTATAGATGAATCGGGTGCATTAACAGTTGTTATTATAATGGATAATGATGAAAACAATGCCGGACAAGAGGCTGCTGAGAAAATTAAAGATCAACTTGAAAGAACCTATAGGGTTTATATAGTTGATATTAATAAAAGCGATGTTGGTGAAATGAGCACCAACGAGGTTACAGAAGATATTTTACCATTAATCAATCAAGCAAAAGAGGTATATCAATGAGCGTTAAAAGACATGCAATCGACTACTTGTATAACAAAGCTGAATCAGACTATCAAGCTGCCTTGATGTCGTTCGAGCTACTGTTTCATAGTTCTGCTGGTGTCGGAGAACATTCGACACAAGACTATCTGGACAACCTAGACGAAGCATTGAACAAATTAGTTGACGCAACAGACAGGCTAGAAATGCTAGAATTGCTCGAAGAAAAATATGGAGATCAGTAAATGACACAGATTATTGGATTTGCCGGTAAAAAGCAAAGCGGCAAAAACACATGCTGCAATTTCATCATTATGCTCAAGTTAATTGAGGATGGTGTTTGCAAGAAAGCTAGACTTGATAAGCATGGCAACATAGAAGTGTCAGATGTTTTTGGAGAAACAACTGATGACGACTATTTTCCATTCAAGGAACCTTTCGTAAATGTAAAGGCTGTTATGGAGCAAATGGACTCCGTAAAGCTGTATGCGTTGGCAGATCCATTGAAGCGTATGGCGATTGACGTTTTTGGAATACCTGAGAATAAGGTATATGGAACGGATGATGATAAGAATGAGTCTACGCACCTGAAGTGGAAAGATATGCCAAAGAAGGTTCCCGGAAAAACAGGCTTTATGACCATTAGAGAGTTTCTACAATATATGGGTACGGAAGTATTCAGGAATATGTATGAGAATATCTGGGTTGATACGCTTGTTAGAAGAATTAATAAAGATAATCCTAAGATTGCACTTGTCTGCGATGTTAGGTTTGAGAATGAAATTAATTTATTGAAAGAAAAAGGGGCACTGATCCTTGGCTTGAAGCGTGACATCTTTAAATCAAAAGATACACATGCTAGTGAAAAGGTCAATTTGTCATTGTGCCACACTGTTATCAATAATCAAAACCTTCAGATTCCAGAACTAAATAAAAAGGTTTACTTTGCATTGAAAGATCTGGAATGTCAGAACCTTACAGATTTAGGAGTTTAATATGGGTATCCCAATCGTATATTTCAGAAGTAGTTCCTTTAATACTCATAGGACTTGTCCCATGCAGTTCTATACCGAATATACGCTTGGTTTGCGTGGACTTGGTGGTAAAAAAGCTGACAAGGGCACTATTACTCATAAAATTCTAGAAATTACAGCACTATGCAAAAAGGCAGCACAAGAAGGCAAAGCTGTAATTGATGACGAAGATATTGGAGAAGTTTTTACTGATAATTATGAGCCGGAATATCTAAACTCAATCGGTGCTAGGGTATACGAGCATTACACCCAACTCTTCAACTACCATACCGGCAAAAACGCTTGGAGGGATAGAGACTTTGAGGATTGTCTAAGCTGGGCATGGAAAGCTCTAAAGTATAAGGATGGCATGTATGATCCGAGACAGCGAGATGTTGTTGATGCGGAACCTCATTTTGACTTTGAGATCGAAGAAGATTGGGCAAAGTACGAATATCCAGAGTATAATTTATCTGGACACTTAGCACTAAAAGGGACTATTGACTTAGTTAGTGATCTCGGTGATGGTGTCTATGAGGTTGTAGACTGGAAAACAGGAATGAGAAAAGACTGGGCATCTGGTAAAGAATATAATCAGAATAATTTATTCAATAATCCGCAGTTGCGAATGTACCACTATGCTTGTAAAAGGCTATATCCAGAAGCTCACACATTCCTAATGACAATCTACTTCATCAACACTGGTGGTCCATTTACTGTCCACTATCAAGATTCCGACATGAAACAAACAGAAGAAATTCTGAGAAAAAGATTTGAGGAAATCAGGGATACGGATGAGCCACAGATACTTCCAAGAATCAGACCAAAGGATTGCTGGAAGTGTCGAACGATGTGCCATGCTGGAAAGACAACTTTTGAAGGGACTAACATTGAACCTCTAAAGGAACATAGACCCGGACAGAGAACGAAGTATGGTGAAACAATGAGTAAGTGTGAGCAAGTCAGATACATGATTAAGCTCAAAGGAATTGACTGGGTTACTAAACACTACATGGCTCCCGGATATACTGTAGGCAAGTATGGTTCTGGAGGAGGAAAGGTTCAAGATTAATGAAATACACGCCGTTACACGTTCACTCAGAATATAGTCTACTAGACGGTCTAAGCAAATGTGATGATATTGCAGAGCGTATCCAGAAAATTGGTGCATCTGCATGTGCATTGACAGATCATGGGTCGGTTAGCGGTGCTGTTGATTTCTCAAGAGAGATGAAATCTGCTGGACTAAGACCTCTTCTTGGTAGCGAACTTTACATTTGCCCAGATGATGATGCGACAGTAAGGAAAAAAGAGAACAAAAGATTAGTTCATCAGCCAATCATCGCAAAGAATCTTAATGGGTGGAAAGACCTACTAAGGGTAATTTCTTTATCTAATAAGAAAGAAAACTTTTACCACAAGCCAAGAATTGATATGGATATGTTGGCTCAAGCTGCCGACAGAGGAAATCTAATTTGCTTTAGCGGACATCTTGGTTCTGTACTTGCTGACGCTATCACAGATGGAGAACGTCTTGATCCAGACTGGATGAAGAAGGGTGTTCATATGGCAAAGAATCTTCAAACTATGTTTGGAAAAGAAAACTTCTTTGTTGAAATTCAGCTAATTGATTCTAAGATTAATAAGTTTGCTGGAATGGTAGGAAATGCTCTTAGGCAAATTGCTAAAGTAGTTGGTGCTCCATGTGTTGCGACTCCAGACGCTCACTATTGTGAGAGAGAGGACGCAGAAGATCAGAGAGTGCTTCTATGCACATACTTTAAAAAGAACATCTCACAGATCCAGAGAGAGCTTAAACAGGGTGTTGCTAACAGGTCTTTGATTACATTCTTTCAGTCAAACAATTATCATATTCCTTCTTATGAAGATATGAAGCAGTTTCATACTGATGAGGAGCTTGCGAACACCAACTTGATTTTGGATATGTGCGAAGATTATAATATCCTTAAATCCCCAGAGCCACCAGAATTTAAATGCCCAAACGGTATGACTCCAGAAGAGTATCTCAGGAAACTGAACCGTGATGGATGGCAAAGGAAAATGGGTCACGTTGACAAGAACAGCGATGAATTTGCTAAATACGGTGAAAGGGTGAATAATGAATTGGAAGTTTTTACCTCGATTGGCCTTTCTAGCTATTTTCTTATTGTCGATGATATTCTCCGCTTTGTTAGGTCCAGAGGATACATTACTGGGCCGGGGCGTGGTTCCGCTGCTGGGTGTATGGTGTCTAATCTTTTGGGAATTACTCAGGTAGATCCTATCCCATTCAATCTTATCTTTGAGAGATTTTATAATGCGGGTCGTAATGCACCGGGGAAAATCTCTT